CGAGAGCGGACTCGTCAAGATCGTCCTCAGCCTCATCGGCCTCGGACTCGTCAGGATCGGGTGTGGTAATCTGATCTCGGGCGAGCATGGCGGCCACGCGCATAGCCTGCTCAAACCCACGGCCGTTCGTGCGCACGCGCTCAATGGCATCGGCCATGCGCTCGAGCACGCGCACCGGGTCGATCATGGCGCGCAGCTCGCGAAGCTCGTCCACGATGGCCTCAGCCTCGGACTTCTTGCGGCACATGACCATGGTCACGCCCTTGGTGCCTGGGACCGGCTTCGACCGGAATGAATCGCGCTTGCACTCGCCCGGCTCAAACTGCCGGAGCCGGACGGACTCCTCGGTCTCGTCCACCTTGCCGGCGTGGAAGTCATGGTCCTTCGCCCACTTCTTTGCCGAGGCTACGGTCCAGTCCTTCTTCGCAAACACGAGCGACTGGACGTGCATCGCCGGCTGGCGCTCCTCGGTCTCATCGTCAGGTGGCGCTACGTCGATGGACTCGAGCCAATCAGCGACACCGGCCGGATCGGCGCCAGAGCGCACGACCATAGCTTCATCGGCGAGGAGACCGACGCGCGTCGGCTCCCACTCGGCAACGCCAACCGAGTCGTTACCGCCGGCGATCACCGCGTCTGGATTCGCCGGCACAGGGACGGCCGAGACCTCGAGCAGTTCGGACTCCTCGAAGTAGAGCCCGTACGGCGGCATGCCGAGATTCACCTTCTCGTCCGGCGTTAGCTGCTTGATCTTCTTCGGCCGGAACCCGACCGAGACGGACTTCAGGTAGCCGGCCTCGTAGAACTTCCGTACCTGATCGGCGAACGGGTGAAGCTCGGCCGGGGCAAAGCGGACCGTGATCATCGTCCGGCGCGTCGCCTCCTCGGTCGGGTCTGCCTTCTCGGTCCAGACCTTGATCACGCGCCCGATCGGGAGGTCCGAGTGCCGGTGTCCGTACAGGAACGGCCCGCCGGTCTCGCGGAAAGACTTCAGATCCCACCGCTGAGCGATGATGTCGCCCTGGCGGTCTACGCGATCCGTCGATGCGACGAACGTCAGGTCCCCGTTGTCGCCCTTCGCCGCCTTCACCTGGATGGTTGCGATGTCCATGGTTTCACTCCACGACCGCTACGGCAGCACATCTGCATGCGATCACTTCAGCCGGCGGCCCGTTCGGGTCGAGCGGGTACCGGAGTCCATTCTTGAACGTCTTGCCGATCGTCACGACCTGCCCGTGCACGTCGCGATGATTGCCCTGGCCTGGCCGCGGCCCCGGCTCGGCCGGCCGTACCGCCTCATCCTGGGCGGTGATCCACTCGTGCTTTTTCACCCCATCGCGCTTCATGCCCTCGAACCGGACGCCGGACGAGAGGATGCCGGTCTCCGTGCGCGCGATCACCTGGGCGCGCCCGGCGGATTGCCCCTTGAAGAACTTTCGAATCGCCTCGCGGATGCCGGCGACATTCGAAACGCCTTCCTTCCCCATGGCGGAGACGATAGCCCGGCGGAGGAGGAGGCGGTCGCGCGCCGATATGCGCACCATGGACGCGACCCGCCGCAGACCGTGTTGCTTCACCCACGGCTGCGCGAGGTCGTCCGAAATCACAGAGAACCCGCCGAGCTCGCCGCCGAGGCGCCGCAGCGCGGCCGCCATGACGTCGCGGATCGGTCGCCCGATGCGAGACTTCATCAGCCTGTCCCAGTTAGAGACCCGGAGCAGGAACTCGTCCACCTCGCGGGCGGAGATCGGCGGCGCCGCGCGCTTCGACGCCCACTCCTGGAGCCGGTCAAGCTGGGCGTCGCGCGCCGCGCGCAGGTAGTCGCGCAGCCCGACGAGCACCTTCCGCTCGGCCGGATGAAAAAACTCGCGCTCGTACTCGACGACGGAGAAGGGAACCGGGGGCCCCCGGTGGTGCTGCTGTCCGTTACTGGAGGGAGAGACGGCGGCCTCCTCGGGAGCGGCCGCCGACGGGACGAAGGCCCCCGGCTGTTCGTGCAAGAGATTGATCGGCACCTGGTTCGGGTTCGCGAGCGGCGCGGCGCCCCACGTGACATCGTCCATGCCCAGCCCGAGCCGGTCGTTGATCGCGTTCAGCGGATAGTCGAGGCCCTTGAGCTTCATCGCCTGGTCAAGCGTCTCACCGAACTCGGCCTGGAGCGCCTCGACGCCGGCGCGGTCGAACCGCGCCCACGTGGCTTGTCGCTGCCCGGCAGAGACGGCAGCGAAGAGCCCGTGCCACAGCACGGCCTCGACGAGCGACTGCCGCGGAATGATCGCCTGCTGCCAGAACACCCGCATGGTCTCGCGCGCCGTGGATCGGTTCACGTCCTCGATGAGCCCGACGACCAGCTTCGGAACCTGGTAGACCGCGAGCACCTCCTCGCGCGACCATTCACGGGTCTCGAGGAACTGCATCTCGCGATGGCTAATCGCCGTCGGGACGTACTTGATCCCACCGCTGAGCACGGCGACCCGCCCGCGGTTCAGCGCCCCGCGGTGACGCCGCTCCCACTCCTGGCGCAGGTCGTCTCGCTGGTCTAACTTGAGATCGCCGTCCGTGATGATCACCCCGCCGGGGTCGGCCCCGTTCTCCATGAGCGCCTCGTTCAGGCGCCCGGCGGTGAAGTCGTTCGAGACGGAGAGGCGCACCGCTTCGGCCGGCGCGAGGCCCCTGTACTGGTCGGCCTCGTTGAAGAGCTTGAAGTGCAGGACCTGCCCGCCGGTGTACGCGTCCGTCTTTCCGGCATTCGTGCGCTTCCACCCGACGATGACGCCACCCGCGACGTCGCGCTCCCACGTCTGCGGCATCGGCAGGAGCCACACTTGCTTCGGCGGCGACGCCGGGTCGAACCCACCGTCCGGACGATTGACCATGAGCCAAAGCGCCTCACCGAAGAGGTCGAGGTTGATCGACGTCCCCTCGAGCAGCTCGGCCCCAGTCATCATCGGATTCGGCCGGTCGACGACGGCCTGTAGCGGATCGTCCGATCCGACCGGCTGCCCAGAATCCTCATCGCCCCGCTGGTCACCACGTAGAACGATGAGCGGGACGGACGAGAACGTCTGAGCCTTGACGGCGATCGCCGCGCGTGACCAGGAGTGCTGCTTGTAGACGCGCGTGAGGTTCGCCTGCCCGAGGCGGAGTCGCATCGGCAGGAAGAACGTCCGGTCCTCCTCGGTGAAGATGCGCCGCAGGCCAAGCCCGTCGCCGTTCGATACGACGATCGTTCGAGTCTGGGCCCTGGCGCGCGTGATCATGGGATCGCGTCCGCCACGATCTCGAGTCGGCCAAGGCTCACCGTGCGCTTCTTCGTTGCAGCGTCGACAGCCTCGGCCTGGAGGTGGTAGGAGTCCGCCCGGAGGGCCTGCGTGTCCGCAGGCAAGAGCGTGAACGTGAGGATGTTCGCGGCGACGGTCGCCGTCTTCGTGATCTTCACCGTCCCGGCCGCGTCGCGCTCGCGCACGTTGAGGGTCCCGGATGCAACGTTGTAGTCCGTGCCGACCGGCTCCTCGACGTCCACCTTGATGACCTGGTCATCGCCGGCGACCATCCGCACGTTCTGGTTGTACGACGGCACGGACCACCCTCCCTTTAGCGTCGCGGTCAGATCGAACAGGCCCTTGATCGTGGCCGTGAGGTCGAACAGGCCCTTGAGGTCCGCCGTCGGCGCGATGACCGGGCCGGTCGTGATCGTGGTCGACCCGAAGACCTCGGCGGACGGGATGGCACCGACGCCGGTGACCGTCTGGGTGCCGGCCAGAGTCGTCAGGCCGAACGCCTCCGCGGACGGGATGGCGCCGATCGCGCGAACGTTGAGCCGCAGGACCGACGCACCGAACGCCTCCGCGGTCGGCACCGCCCCGATGGCCGTGATCGAAAGGCTGACGGCAGTGGCCCCGAACGCCTCAGCCGTAGGGATCGCCCCGGCGGCCACGATGTTCAGCTCGAGCCCGGTAGCCCCGAACGCCTCGGCGCTGACGATGGCGCCGATGCCGGAGACCGTCAGGCCGGACGTGATCGTGGTCGTCCCGAACGCCTCGGCCGACGGGATCTGACCGATCGCACGGACGTTAAGACGGAGGATCGTCGCGCCGAACGCCTCGGCAGATGGCACTTGGCCGATCGCCGCGACGTTGAGGCGGACAGTCGTGGCCCCGAACGCCTCAGCGCTCGGCACAGCACCGACGGCGGTCACGTTCAGGCGAATTGTCGACGCACCGAACGCCTCGGCGCTCGGGATCTGCCCGATGTTCGAGACGATCAGCCCTGCGCTGACGAGCGTGGTGCCGAAAGCCTCAGCCGTCGGGATGGCCCCGATCGCGGCGACGTTGAGTCGCAGAACCGTTGCGCCGAAAGCCTCGGCCGTTGGGATCTGACCGATGGCCGAAACGTTGAGTCGAATGATCGTGGCGCCGAAAGCCTCGGCGGTAGGAATCTGCCCGATCGCCGCGATGTTGAGCCGTAGCGTCGTCGCGCCGAAGGCCTCAGCCGTTGGGATCTGCCCCACGGTGGCGATGTTCAGCCGGAGCGTGGTAGATCCGAACGCCTCTGCCGTCGGGATCTGCCCGACCGCGGCGATGTTCAACCGCAGCGTCGTCGCCCCGAACGCCTCCTCGCTCGGGATCTGACCGATGCCGGTGATCGTCTGCGCGCCGCCAGCCGGCGCAGACGGGATGAACGTCGGCGGGCGCCGCGGGAAGAACGGTCTCCGGGTGTAGAGCGCCATCATCCAATCTCGAGAACGAACATCGTCCCTGTAACGGAAATCGAATCTGCCGGGGCCGCCGTCAACCGCAGTACAATGGTCGTCTGCGCCTGCGTGCACCAGATCCGGCAGTCCTCCGGCAGGAAGTACGGGCCCGGAACGCGGACGTTCCATCCGCCGGACCAGAGCACCACCGGCGTGCCGACGGACGCGATCGTCGTATTGTTGATCTCGCAGACGAACCCGGCGGCGACGTCGGACGGGACGACCGGCCGTGGCGTCGGGTTAGTCCCACCGACCGACCCTGATGTAGTGTGCCCGCGTACGATCTGAAGCCGAAGGATCTCCTCGGCCCCGTCGCCAAGTTCCGTGGTCTGCGCGAGGTCCCACCCAATGATTGCCACCGGCTTGTCGTCCGCCGGCTGTAGCTCGAACAGGTCCTGCGCGGCCGTGATCACCGCCAACGTGGTGGCGCCGAACTCGACCGTGTAGACACGACCTCCGCTCATAGTCCGGCTCCGATCAGTCGCAACGTTCGGCTCGGGTCCGGCACGCGCGAAAACCGCACGAGCAGGTTGTCAAGCCAGACACTGTTAGCCACGCTGTTGAATCCGGCGAAGCCCGGCCCGCCGGTCGTCTTCCTGTTCGCCGCCGAGTCGCCGATGCTGCGCGGCACCGCCATACCGGCGATGTTCCATGTGAGCGTCACAGTCGCTCCCGTCCCCTTCGCTACCAGCGAGTGGAGCCGCGCCGATCCGCCCACGAGGCTTGCATCGACAGAATCGATGAGGACCTCGGAACCCCCATCCGTACGCAACAGTCGGCATTCGTTGGCCGCGTCATCCTCGAAGTACGTAAAATAGGCGTTGTTCGTCCCACCTGGTTCGACGCGAGCGGCGACGCCGGTCGAGTTGAAAAGCGTGTCCGAGAAGCAGTCGGCCTCTACCGGAAGCTCGATCCCGTTCGCGACGGACGGGTCGACGATGCGCACGAGAATCGTCGTCGTCGTATTAACGATCTGCACGCGGTCGTTGGCCTCTTCGGCGACGACGTCCCCGCCGGTCCCATTGTTGTAGGCGTAGTCGTTGTTCGGCGACACGGCCGGATAGGCGTCGATGTTCGTGGTCGTCCCGACGGTGAACGTGTCCGGCCCGAAGCTCATCGCGGCACCGCCAGTTGATCCATGGACGTGAGCGGGTCAAGTATCGCAACGAGCCGCTGATAGAAGTCGCTGATGACCTCGTTATTGGCCGGCCGCGTCACGCCGATCGCGTCGCAGAACGAGTTGATCTTCGTCCGTTCCGTCGCGATGATCGTGTTGTACCGATCGGCGCCCTTCGCCTGGGTGACCATGTAGATCTGCCCGTCAGCAGCGACGGCTGCGACGAAGGCCGCGGCGGCGACGTCGTCCACCGTGATCGCGCCGCAAGCCCACGGCACGGCACGAAGATCGTTCTGCCCGGTAAAGCGCCACTGGTCGTCCGAGATGAGCCCCGGCGCGAGCGACAGCGTCGTCTTGACGAGGTCCATCCGCGGCACCCAGTAGTTACGCGGCGGGATTTGCACCATCGGACCGACGTAGAAGTAGGCCGTGGTGGCCATCAGCGTTGCTCCTGCGTGCTACCGACAACGGATCCGCCATTCACGGATTCCGGCCGTAGCTCCGTCGCCTTCGCCTGGATGTCCAACCGCACCCCGAGCGACTCGGCGAGCCTCGCCACAGCCCAGAGCGCGCACTTCCATCCGCACGTGATGATCGGCTGCCCGTGCGCCGCGCCGACGTGCTGGAACTGCGACCCTGCCATCGCGCCGGGCACGATCGCCATGACGCGCTGCCCGTTCGTCAGCGGCTGCCGGCAGATCGGCACCGGGCAGACGGCGCCGGAGTCTACGCCAGCGAGCACGATCGGTGTTCCGTCTGGGCCGAGGATCATGTCATGAAGCCCAAAGCCGGAACTCGTCACGGCGCTGCTCGGCGCAACGACATCCGACACAGTGGTAATCAGCAGCCCGCACACCAGATGGATCTTCAGTTTCGTTTCTCATATCACCAACATAAGCGCAAAAAGGACAACCAACTTAAATACGCGGTTGGCCCCTGCGTCGAACGCGAAGTTGATGTCCTGCCCGTTCGGCGTGATCGGCAGGCCCGACGCCAGATCGTCGTAGAAGATCAGCGGATCGGTGCCGGCGGTCCCGGCCGTGTCCTTCCACCCAACGATCGCCTCAGACGGGTCACCGGTAACGAGAGTCCACGCGCCGTCAGTCGCGTCGGCGACACCGGCGCCGATCGAGACCGGCGTGATGTCCGCCGACTCGGCGACGCGCGCCGCGGCCGGCACGTCGTTGTAGAAATCGTGCGTCGCGAGGTTGACCGTATAATCGGCCGCGTCTGTCAGCGTGATCTTGACCGTGCCGGCCCAGGAGAGTGTCCCGAGCAGGAACGAATCCCTGGCGATGTCGTAGAGAGCCCTAGGCATTGACCGGCACTCCGTTCTTGGTTCCCGCGTGCCAGACGGCCATGCGGCCGAAGACCTCGCGGGACCTGATCCCGTTCTGGACGCGTCGTGGGGTTTCGTGCTTCATGAGCATGAGGCCGTCTGCGCGCACGTAGAGGCGCTCAAGCGGCGAGAGGTCGAATACCTGGCGCCCGTCCGGCCGGTACCACTCGTGGACGTAGTCCAGGTCGTCGACGTCATCCGGCTGCCCGAGGTCGGATCGCGCTCCGAGGAAGCACGCCCCGGCGCAGGCTGCGATCACCGGGGCGAGGCCGTCATCGCGGTCGTGCACGATCGTCTCATGGCCCATCGGGCAACGGTAGGCGGTGTTATGCCCGGGCGTCGTCTTCCGGTACGGCACCGAGTTCAGGATGTGCTTCGTATCCCCGGAATGATCGCAGTCCACGCACTCCTGGTCCGGCGGGTGTTGTACGCGGCAGGTGTGCGCGGTGTAGGGGTCAGCCATTCCTACCCTTCCACTTGCCGATGCCCTGAAGGCCGAGGCCGGCCCCGGACATCGTCATCAGTGCGAACCCGAGCGTCGGGTCATCCTTGGCCACCGCGGCGACGACCCCGCCGACGAACGCGGCGAGCTGGGCGTATGCACGGACCTTCCCGCCTGCGCGGGTGGCCACGAACGTCACCTGCTGTGCGGTCGTGCGCTCGTCTTGCGGTCCGGTTCCCACGTTTGCCCGACGCAAGAGTAGGCAGGGCAACGGTCTCGGCGCAACGGCCGAGCGGCAGTCGCGATCACCATTGGCCACCAATGAGCACCATTGGCCACGCAAAAGCGATTGACAGCCACAATGTGCCGCTATACTGCGCGCATGGACATAGATGACCTGCTAACGGTCGAGGAAGTGGCGGCGCGGTTCCGCCTCAGCAAGGCCACGATCAGGCGGTGGACGCGGGAAGGGAAACTCCCGGTCCACCGGATGAGCACGCAGACGATCCGCTACCTGCGTGCTGACGTGGAGCGCGTGATCAAGGAATCGAAGGCGAAACCGCCTACGACCGCTCCCAGGTCTTCCACAGCCGCCAGCAGATGAGGCCGCAGACGATGGCAGCGCAGGCGATCACGGCCCCTGCGATGACCCATCCCATCACCAGTTCCCGAACGTCGTGACCGAGAGCGGCTCTGTAAGCGTCGTCCCGGAAGCGGTCACGAGGAACCCCTGAAGCTGCCAGGTCTGCGGCCCGAGCATGGTGCCGACCGGCCACTGGAGCCAGCAGTGGACGCCGAGTGCTCCGGCCACGGGCCACGTCAGTGGCCAGACCCAGTCCCCATCGGCGATGTCCCACCGGACGACGACGGTGAACGGCATCTCGAGGGACCACGGGCCCCACGTCGTCGAGGACGGCACCGACACCTGGGCGGCCGAGAGCGCGATGTAGAAGTGGGCCCAGATCGGCGGCGGCCCCCATGCGGCCTCCCACCGTGCGAGGCACCGAAGCGCGCGCCAGCCCGGCATCGGCGCCCCGATCGGGATGATCGGCGGCGCCGTCAGGACCGCGACCAGGAGCGGCGCCGGGCCCGGGAGTGGCGACCCGGCCAGGATCGTCCCAGGGAACACCTCACCCGACGGCTGGAGAACGACCTGGGCTGGGAGGAAGGTGGCAACGCAGAGGATGGCGAGGATGAGAGCCTTCGGGAGGGCCACGCTGGGATCCTACCACCGAAAGGGGGGCCGAGCCGGGAATGAACCCGGCTCGGCTTTCAGTGGCCAAACCACGCTGAGCCCCGCCGCCACCTGCCGTGCCCTGCCTTGCCTTGCCTGCCACGCCAACCCTTGCCTTGCCACGTCGAGCCTTGCCTGCCATGTCTTGCCACGCCTCGCCTTGCCCAACCGTTCCCAGCCTGCCGTGCCAAGCCAGTCCACGCCCCACCAAACCCGGGCAACCCCCGCCTGCCGCGCCACGCCTCGCCCTGCCACGCCACGCCACGCCGCGCCTGCCCAGCCTAAACGCGCCTGTCCAGACCCCGGCCGACCCCGTCGAGCCTGCCGTGCCCCACTAATCATGCCTCGCCGCGCCATGCCCGGCATCGCCTGCCGCGCCATGCCTCGCCTGGTCAAGCCCAGCCCCGCCGCGCCCCGCCGCGCCGCGCCTGCCACGCCTCGCCGAGGCCGGCCACGCCGCGCCTCGCCGCGCCTCGCCCGGCCGGGCCACGCCGTGCCAAGCCTGCCACGCCTGCCCCGCCCCGCCGAAGCCGGCCACGCCGTACCTAACCACGCCTGCCATACCATGCCGGCCCTGGCCTTGCCAGGCCCAGCCTGCCGCGTCTGGCCCAGCCCCATCGAGCCAAGCCGCGCCTGCCGCGCCGGACCCCGCCCTGTCATGCCTAGCCGAATCGCGCCGAACCGCATCCTGCCGAGCCTGCCACGCCCAGCCTTGCCCAGCCGGGCCACCACAGGCCCCATCACGCCGGGCCTGCCGAATTGCCAAAGAACCACAACAGAGCCTGCCGCGCCATGCCCAGCCGCGCCGCGCCTGCCGCACCAGGCCGCGCCATGCCGCGCATAGCCTCGCCCGGCCATGCCGCGCCGCGCCTGCCACGCCGCGCCATGCCTCGCCGTGCCCGGCCACGCCGTGCCTCGCCGAGCCACGCCATGCCTGCCACGCCTCGCCCTGCCGAGCCGCGCCCAGCCGAGCCGCGCCGCGCCGCGCCTGCCGTGCCATGCCTCGCCGCGCCAGGCCGCGCCGAGCCCGGCCACGCCGCGCCTCGCCCGGCCTGCCGCGCCAGGCCGCGCCGCGCCGCGCCGCGCCTTGCCACGCCCAGCCTGCCGCTATATCTACCCCCGTTTCCTCTTATGCTTACCTCCTCGCCCAACACTCTCGCGGAACCGATCATAGGCCCCCTTGATGACATCCATCAATTCCTTCAGATCCTTGTATCGCGCCATGAACCCCTCAAGCTCCGCGAGCGCCTGCCGCAAGAGCTTCTCGCGCGAAAAGCGCGACTTCAACACGTCCTCAAGCACAACGTATCCACCTTCCTCCTCGCTCCGGCCCTCCATGAATGACCAATAGAGCCGGAATGGCTTCGGGTGATACTGCGTGACGCGCACCACAGAACGGATCACATGACGCGCCTGCTCAAGCCTGTAAAGATCAGCGGCGGAGGTGTCGTCCCAATCGAAGCGGTCATGCAGCACCGTCTTAGGATTGCGCGCAAAGTCCACCACGTCGCGCGGCCTCAGCACTCCGCGATGCTTCTTGCGGATCGCCTCGAGCTCGGCATGAATCGGGTCGCGCGCACCCTTGTAGGTCGGTTTGCTCATGATGCGGCCTTCGCCTTTTGCTTGGCCCGCATCTTTCGCCCCTCCTTCGACTTCTTCGGAACGAATGAGAGCCCCTTCTTGCTTACCTCCCAGAGCCCCCACCCCTGACCGGCGGACTTCTTGCTGAATGGGCGCCCTTCGCCGACGCCGATTTGGTCACCAGCACGCTGGAGCAGGTTGAATACGTCTCCAGTGTCAAACTGGTCTGCATCGTATCGGACGCGCACCTTTGCCTCCCAGCCTGGATCCCACATCGGGCGTGCCCGAAGATCGATCACGCCGGTAGAGTTCCTCACCGCGTGTTCGACATAATGCGGTTTCCCCTTCGTGATGCGCACGAGCGGCGTGCCATCATCGGAATCGAAACCGTCGGCCAGCACAAAAATGCTCATCTTGGCGAAGGTCATCTTGTAGCCACATAGTCGGCATGCGTCGATCATCGCCAGACGGAAAGCCGGGGCTGGGATGCCGTGCCATCCATCCTTCGATCGATGCTGAGCCTCCTCATACTCCTGCTTGAAGTTCTTGGGAGGGCGCTTAGCGCCCTTCTTCTTCTTTGACCCAGACTCTTGGTCCTCGTGCATCTGCTTGCGCTTCTTAAATCCGAACTTGTGCATCACGTAGGGAGACGCCCCGATGATGGTAAACGCAGCCTGCCCCCAATTCGGCGGCGGTATTGTAATCCGCTCTTCGTGCTTGGCGACCTCCTCAATCTCATCTACCGCTTCGATACCATCATCTTCGTCGATGATGGCCCTAGCTATGCGCGCACGCCTGTCCTCGACGATGGCCGCATGCAACGATTCCACTTTACGACGCCTGCCGATCGTCGCCTTCCGTCTCGCCTTCGCGACGCGCCTGGTATCGCTAAGGAATGCCTTGTTGCGACCAAGGCCGCCATCCTTGCCGTTACCACTTCTCAGAATCTCGATCTCCTTCTTGCTGAGAACTTTCGCCATGACCAATTACCTCCAAGAACGGACACACACAAAGACTGACCACCACGATCAGCCATTTTGCTACCACCCCGTCCCCCTGTCGTACTCGAGGATCGTTATGCGCGGTGGCGGCGGCCGAAGACGCCGCGCCTCGTAGGCAATCCCCCACGCAAACACCCGGTCATCGTGCGCCCCCGGGTCGGCCTCCCAGCGCCCGTTAGTTTGGAGGCCAAATGAGAGCAACTCGGACACGAAGTCCCGATCCTCGATCACCCCCGGCGGCGCCTCCCGAACGATCGAGGCGAGCCCATCAAGGAGCTGCGGCCGCGTGATCGATGACGTAGACCACTCCTCGACCGGGTACCGCAGCTCCTCGATCCGCATGATCACGGCGTGCCCGTGGTTCTCCCGCTCGACAGCGAGATGAGCCCTGTTGTACCGCTCGGAGAGACGGACCGCGTGCTCAGCGAGCGCTCGCGGATGGAAGAACCCGTGCACCCAGGCAACCTGCCGCCCGGTGTCCTGTCGCACGACGCCGACCATGGACGGGTCCCGACCAGGGATGCCCTCCGACGTGTCGGCGCCGGCAGCGTAGTCGACATTCGGCACTGGCGCCTCGATCTCGACCTCGTACCCGCCGGGGACCGGCTTGCGCTCGGGCTGGGCGAGCTTGGCGAGCAGACCGAGCACGCGCGCTTCATCGAAGTACCGGACACCGGTAGCATGCGCCAGGAACGACTCCTCGAGTATCTCAGGGTACTCCTGGAGGAAGAGGCGCCGCATGGTCTGCTCCGAGGACTTCCGGCGACGCCACTTGATCTGCTCTGCGCTGACACCCCTCTCCACCATCAGCCACTTCTCGCGATCAGACTCCGGTTCGATGACCTCGCCCGGCTCAAGCGGGATCGCATAAGAGGGGTCCATGAACCATGGAACGAAGATCAGCGTCCATTCCGAGCGCCCCTGCGATGCCGCAAGACAGCTCTCGTACCACCATCCGCGGTTACCCGCTGCCGTGGACTCGAGCACGACCTCGCCATGGGAGCACGCCTCGGTGAGCCCGGCCACGAGGCGCTCGATCTCTTCCTGCTGGCGTGAACTGTCCTTGAGCCAGTAGGCGACCTCGGACCCGTGCACGCGCTGAAGCGTCTCGCCTCGCCCGTAGGACTTCGTGCCGGCCGTGCCGACCACGAAGGACGACCGCAGCTCGTCGAAGACGAGGGCGCGCCGGCTTTCGTGCCGGCGAATCGGCTGGATCTCCGGCGGCAGGCGATCATAGAACAGCCGCGCGATGCCGAAGACCTTCTCGGTCTTGTCCATGATGTCGCAGAGCGTTGCCGATTGCTGCCCGTGCCGCGTCGCACAGAGCGCGAAGGAGAGCGCCTGCTCAAGGGTGGTGACGCCGGTACGGCGCGCCTTCGGGATGAGGAACCGCAGCGGTTTGCCCGCTCGCACCGCGCGCAGCTTCTCGGCGAGGATGTACCGCTGCACCGGGTTGTACCGGAGCGGCACCTCGCGCCCGGTCTCGTCGGCGATGACGAGGAAGTTGCGAACGTAGCGCGAGCCGGAGCCGACGAAGGCATGAAGCGTCGCCGGGCCAGCAGTCATTCATCCTCCTCGAGCGGAGCGTACAAGTACTCATGCACCGGCTTCTCCCGTTGCTTGTCCTGTATCGCAAGGATCACAGCCTCGATTCGCACGGCAGCCTGTTGCGCGTTCACGTTCACCATCACCGTCGCCGGCTTCCCCTGGCCGTCCCAACCAGGATCTTGGAGCCGCCGCTCGAGCATCACGAGTTTCGTGAGGTCGCCAACGGTCGGCTCGTACTCGCGATCCTTGATCCGCTGCTGGAGCGCGCGCGCCACGAGGAGCATCGTCGAGCTGGTGATCTTGAGTGCCCGCGCGTGATCGCGAACGACGTCGTTCTTCGCCACCTCGAGCGCGCGCGCGGTCGTCTCGACCACAGATACCTTCCTCTTCTCGACCCATCCACCATCGCTCCGTTCCCGCTCGAGCTGCCGCACGTTGATCCCGTACTTCTCGCAGATCATTTCTGGCGAGAGGAGCCCCGAGACGTAGTCGGCCTCGATAGCCGGCCAGGGGATGGACGGGCCGTGGATGTGCTGCTCAGCCGCCATCACGCGCCTTCCATTCTCCGCACCAAGTGCTACTCATCGAGTACCCCCTCGAATGCGCGCCGCCCCCACGGCCACGCCCAACCGTAGGCGCGCCCGCAGACGAGGCGCCCGAACGCCGCCGCGCGGCTCGCCACGTAGGCAGGGTCGTACCCGTGCGCAACCGCCCAGTGCGCCGCTGCCCGCTCGGCACCGAGCTCGAGGCGGAAACGAAAGTAGGCGAACACGACCGGGAACGGCAGGAGGATGTACGCGATCGCCATGAGCGGCACGCCAGCCCACGGATGAATGCCGAGGCCGAATGCGCGCGCCTGGCGGACGTGCTGCGACTCGTGAACGATAAGATGGGCCTCAAGCCCAGCGTCGATCCACCGCTGCGGGTAGGCCTGCACCGGGCCGATCGTCGTCGCGTAGTTCTCGAGGAAGTTTCGCCGCCCCGCAAACGGGCCGACGATCGTGGCGAGCGCGGACCAGAACCGGCCGGTCTTCGCGACGATGCGCGCGGCCGGATCGATCGAGCGGGCGAGCGACTGGGCTTCGGTGAGGGTCACACGGTCCTCCGCTTGGCGCCTACGGTCTCGAAGGTGTCGCCCGAGCCATCGAGGGTGGCGGCCTTCCCGGTCGCCTTCTCGAATCGCCTGATCGCCACGTCCACGAAGGCAGGCTGGATCTCGAGCGCCCGGCACCGGCGGCGGAGCTTCTCCGCCGCGATGATCTGGCTGCCCGATCCCGAGAAGGGCTCGAGGACGATCGACCGCGGTGGGGTGTGGACCTCCATCGGGACCTCGAAGAGGCGCGTCGGCTTCTGAGTTGGGTGCTCGTTTCCCACGACACGGGCCTTGCCTTCCTAGTCGACCTCCCAGACCGAGTCGAGCTGCCCGAAGCCGTCGGCGGGCTTGTGCCCCTTCCGCCAGCCGAAGGCGCAGGGCTCGTGCTTCCAGCGGTAGTAGGAATGCCCGAAGGTCGCGACAGGTCCCCGATCGGCATGGCAAGCCCTGCGATGGGAGGAGCGATCATGCCTGCGGCGCATCCAGTAACCGGATCAGTGCGCCAACGATGCGCAGATCAGATTCGACCCGGGCCACGTTCAGCGGCGGATTCATCGTCGGCAACCCGAACTGCGGAGGCATCTGCGGCTGCCCGAACGGCCCGCCAAGCAGGCGCCGGAGCATCTCTTCCTGGCGCCGTAGGTAGGCGATCGCAGGAGCTGCAGCGGCGTGTGGCACGATCACCTGCGCATGATCGCACGCAAGTTACAGGCCGTCAACCGAGGCCGACGAGAGACCGAGCGCCCGCCTCGCAGAGCGTCGCCGCGACCAGGATCTCCTCCCAAAGTGGGATGCGATCGGCGGTGTCCACGCCGCTCCTGCGGAGGGCCTCACTGGTAGCGGCCACGCCGTACGTGCGGGCGAGACCGGCGATGGACGGGCGGTCAGTCGTCGACCGGCTCAGGATCGAACAGGAGCCCGTCTGACGGGCGATCTACCGGCTTGGCCTCCCTGGTCGGCCGGAGGATAGATCGGCGAACGTGGAGCCAACCGGCGGCCCGTGGGCGCACGTCCGGCTCGGGCGGCTCGGGCGGATCGATGCGGCGGACCCACCCCCCGAAGGCGGCCTTGAGGCGATGAACAGCCAGGCGTGTCGCCAGCGGGAGCCCGGCGAGCATGTCCACCTCGGGCGGCCAGTAGACGACCCGCCCAGGCGGTAGCGGCCCGTGGTTCCGGCGTAGGACCAGCGTGATGGGTCCGGCCGGCGTCTCGGCGGTGACGTACCGCCGGCCTGTGGCGTAGAGCTCGGCCCAGTCTGGGCCCCAGGGGCAGGGTATGTCGCCTGGTGTAGGCATATGTTCGGTTTTTCCTCGCGCGCGCGCACTACGCGTGAGCGCGCACTACGCGTGGGCGCGCGAGCGAGCGCGCTACGCGCGGGCGCGCGCGCGCACTACGCGTGGGCGCGCGAGGCCTGGTTTTTGGCCGGGATA